ACAGGTGATTTGAAAGTAAATTCTGTGTATGTAGTTTCATCCAAATATTGTGGAGATTCAGAGGTTTTAATTTTGTATGCTGGTAGAATAACAATCGAATTGTCTAATGTTGATCCATTTGGATAAACATTGAGTGTTCCAACAATTGATAATGTTACCGGCGCAGCATCACTGGCTGGTTTTTGTTTAAAGAATACTCTAACAGAGGTAATAAATGCACCATTTGAAAAATTGTCTTTATCTATGATGAAAGTCTGTGCTACTGGATCTCTTGGCTCAGGTGGGATAAATGTAAATGAAGATGTGGTGGTTACATCAACAGTTGTTTTGTAAGTTATTACATCTCTTTTTTTACTTTGTGTGAATGTGTCTTTTGCTCCGGAAGGTGATGCGCCGAAATCTATATTTTGTGCATTTGTTTGTAAACCGGAAGCATAGAATGTACCTTCTGCATATGTCGTTATAGTAGATTCGTTTCCATTGAAACGATTGTCCATACGGAACACTCTAGTGCCTGTGTGGAAAGTATTTGCAGGTATTGTAAATATACCAAAAAAACTACCTTCTTCATTGGTTACAAATGTTCCTATTGAGTATAGGTCATTAACGGCACAAGATATTGGTGTTGCCAATGTAATCACTTTAGATGTTCCGTTATAACCGGCAACTACTGCTGATTGTCCTTGGCCAGAACCAGAATTGATATATAAAGTTTGGCCAACATAGTCTGTGTTTGTTGAAGATGCAAGTGTTGATAATGTTAACTGTGTTGTGCTACCAAAAGCCCTAATCAGACCACCATTATGTTTCTGACTACTGAAAGTACCTTGTGCTGTGCTGGTTTGATAAACACCTTCAGCATTAAATGTGGAATTTACTAAAGCATTTCCGTTATGGTATGTTGTAGTTTTACCGTCACCCGCAACATACAATCTCATACTATTTGAGTTTGGATAATCATATACACCAATAACAATACCTGTTGGTACAAAAGTGCCAGCTGAGTAGTAACCAACAATATCATTTGGTTCGAATGTGCCAACAACATTGGTCAATTCAATTTCATTTGTTTTCTTGATGTATTTGTCTGTACTGATTGTATCAAAGAAACTATAAACCTTTGTCTTGTATAACATCCCTTCAGCACTGATAGTAATTTCTTGCGGTCTTATCCACGGTAGAATACTAATGTCATTAATGTAACCATTATTCAATGAATAAGTATTGTCTAGTTTACTATATGCACCAAGTATATCTGTACCACTTTGATTTGTTACAGTTTTATATGTTGATGATGTAGTTGTTTGCTTAACATTTTCTGTTGTTATACCTGTAAATCGGCCACCAGTTACGTTAGACCAAGTTGTTTCTGAAGAATTTTGTTTATCTAATGTGGTTGTACCACCAACTGTTTGCCAATCACCTGACACTAATGTATTAACTGTGTCTGAACTTTGCCAAATGTGTAGATTCGGATCAACAATTAATAGTGAAGGAGAATAAGTTGTATCAACCCAATTGTCAACGTTAGGTGACAATGCAACCAATCCTTTTGATTCTGTGACAGAGAAAGGATTAATATTGACTGTTCTACTTGCCAATCTTTGTGCAATAATATTTGTTGATGTGTATGGTAAAGAGAAGTAGTTGTTATAACCGGATGATGTTCGTGCAAAATTCAATAAAGAAATTGCACTACTTGTTGCTTTTTCCATGTTATAAGCTAACGCCAAACTCTTTAACGGGAAGTTTTTGACAGTTTGTTTTGCTGTCATACGCTTTGTTCTACGATTGATAGATGCATTAAAGTCTGCAACTCCAGAATCAGCTGCTGAGTAACCAGAAAAATCATCAACCATGATACCGTTTTTGAATCTGTTTAGTCCATATGCATCAGAAATCTGCAATGAATTTGCATTTTGTTCCAATGCATTTAACGCTGTATAGTATTCAATTCTATTAATTCTTGTATCCAATCCAGCAATATCTGACATGGTATAACGGCGATTTTGTACCGATTCTATAGACAAATCGGATAGTCCAGTTGAGATTTCTGTTGGAACATATCCTGTGTATGGTCTATGTGTAATGTTGGCCAAAACTAGTGATCCATCTGGTGCATTAGGCAACAATGGATTAATAGAAGGTGAACCTTCAATGATTTGAATTGATTTATCTTTTGATATAATTAGTTTGTCTTTACGTCCAAGATAATAAGAATAGTCACAAATAAAGGTCGACAAATCAGCAGGTTGTAATGTACCTAATCTAGTTGAAGAAGGATTAGAATAACGGAAAACAAATTGTGTTTGTGCATTGAGTATTGAGGGTCTAAAGTCTATACAATCTCTCAATGAATACACGGCACCATGTTTACTGGTGTATGATGGAATCTCATTGTAGTTTTCTGGTGAACTTGAGTTATCAATGTATGACATTTTACTAAAGTAACCATCACCACCACTGTGTTTATAATAGTCTAGAATAATAAGAAGGTTGCCTGTAGGTTTAACAGCACCTGGTCTTAATGTTAATGATGCATGGTCATAATAACTATCTTTTTGGCCGTTATCAAATATGTATCTGTTTGTAACATCATAAGAACTGTTTGTTAACATATCCAGAGTTGGATACACATTGGTTTTTGTGTCAATAATTTTTATAATTTCTTTAACATCAGACAAATATAATGATTGTTTTAAACCATTAGTCAAAACACCAGCTGCCTTAATATAAACGTGGCCTGTTGAACTTGCTGAGTCATCAACAAATGTATTTGTGGCCACAGTAGTCATATAACCAGAAGCATTACTTGATACTGCTGTTGTATTTCCTGTGACTAGATTTTTAATTCTTAGTATGTGACTAGTGTTAGTGCCATCAACAACAAACACCTTTGCAATAATTGTTGCAGTAAATGCGGTCAAATCTGATGTTGGTGTTGTGAATGTTGCAACCGAACCATCATTATTTAAGGTAACACTTCTACCATTCAATGTCCAAGGAACAACTTGTCCATTAGTCAGTGTACTATTTGATTGTCTGTCTGTAACAATAATTGTATAACATTGTTCAACAACATCACCCGATAATGTTGTGCCTTCATTACCCAAATGTTTAATAACGTTGGCGTAACTACTTGTGTAAGACAATTCAGCTGACAGAGTTGAACCAGAAACGTTAAAATTTATACCTTTAATTTCTTGATATGTTGTATAAGATGGTGATGAAATTTCAGAAACAAATGGATTACCAATTGGGTAAATCATTTCTGGTATATTTGGATTTTCAAAAATGGCATCACCTGATGGTATGTTACCAACTTTTCCTTGATTGTCAATCCTTGCACTGGCATATCTTACTTTTGGATATGTGTTATCACTGTTTGTAAACACCATAGATTCAATATCTGGTGTATCAAAGTTTAAAACATATACTGATGAACTATCTGGTGTAACACTCCATGATTGACTTACTGTTGCAACTCTTGTAGTGCCATTGTAATTTGAAATAGTTCTGGTCTCACCTGCATTGGTTCCTCTGGTGATAGTAACATCAACGCCTTCATACGCACCATCTACCGATGATGTTATACCATTAATGCTAGCCAATACTATTGATGTTGCATTTGCTGAAATGACATTTGCTGAAATAGATTTGTTTTCAATGTCATAAATGTGTGCTTTGAAAACATAAGTTGATGCATCACCATTTGATGGACTGCTATCAAATTGTAGTCCACGAATATATGCTGTTGCAACTAATGTGGAATTATAAGTTGATGTGTTTGCGGTATTGATATTTGTATTCGAAACACAATGAAAATCTACTGTGTTGGCTGTTGTTACGGGAAATGTGGATGTACCTATGCCACTAACATTACTAACCAAAAAATAACTACCATAATCTATAAAAGATGGTTCGTTATTTTGAGATGCTGTTGTTCTAGCACGATTAGAAATGATATTGATTGGTGATGGATTTTCCACACGATATCCGTGTACATAAGCCAGACCTTTACCAATGTTCATGGTATATTTGTCTTCATCATCTGCATAACTTTTTGGCGTTAACTTGAAATCTTGTATGATGTAGTCACCGTTGGTTTCATAATCACGTTTGGCAAAGTAATCATCAATGGTTGCATAGACTGAACCATCAACCATTCTGTATACACTACCATCCTCAATTCTCACCAATTCAATAAACAAAGAATCGTCACCAAAAAATAACGGTCTTGATGATATCTGTAAACTGATTACATAACGGTCTGCACCTGGTGCTTGATAGTTGGATGCACCAACTGCTGGATCCAACAATGAATTATCGTTTGCGTAATCGAATATTGTTTCGGTTATTTCCAAACCAACCCGTCTTGATGGTGTATTACCATACTTGTCCAAGATAACTGTTTGTGGAGTTACTTGAACAAAGTTACCTAGTACATAGAAAACGCCTTGTGAAATGGATGCAATTGATGATGGACCTACTGATTCACTTGGCATAGCCTGACAGGCTAGATTTGAATCTGAATCATAAATGATATCGTTGTCGGTAAATTGTGTTCCGGTTTTGTATGAAACAATCAACGTTGCCGCATCACCTTCACCTGCTGTGCCTGTTGCTACCGCAGTTGTTATAACTCTAGCAACAACAGTTCCATCAGCATTTCTAATTAATTTATTCTCAAATTGTTCGATATCAATATTGATACCTTCAAATGAATCTTGAATCTTAATATACTTTACATCAAAATTGGTCGTAACCTGTCCACCTGTAACGGGAGAATTTTGTTTGAAAATGTTGTCCGCAAAACTGGTGATTTGATTTTGTAATATAGTTTGCGCTTGTGTTAATTCTCTTGCTTGTACAGCAACACCAGGTTTAAACAATATACGATGGAAGTTTTTTGTTCCATCGAAATCGTCATAGTATGGATCAACGTTAAAATTTAAAGCCATTTTTTTCCCTTAGAAACCTAATACGAATCTGAATTGTTCTATGCCATCAGTACTTCTTTGAACACCGGATCTATTCTGTACATAAATCATATAACCAGAATGAACTGCAAAATTTGGAGTACTATATGACAATAGTGTTCTTGTTGTCTTTGAATCTTGGCCAAATATTGGACTGTTATTTGCTGGAGTTCCTGTAGTATTTATCAGCTTAATTAGATTGGAACCACCATCAAAACTCAAAACGTTTGCATAAAATGTTGGATTGGCCAACGTACCTTGATATACGAATTCATCTGGTGTATAACCTGCATCTGAACCTGGAGCCACAACAATATTTGTTGTTGTGCTATAGATAATACCATTAGCTGGGTTTGGATTGAATTGTTTTGTGGTTGGATTTACTATGATGCCTACTTGGTGATAGTCAATATCTGTTGGCACGAAACCATTTTCATCACCATCAAACTCGGCGGTCAACATAACATGTTCGCAACCTAATTCGGAAATAGGATCAAAACCGTGGCCACCAATTGGTGATGTTGCCCATGTAACGTTGGCGTTACTACCTATTGTGGAAGTCACCGCAATATTGGCATAGGTATAGTTGCTACCTGGATTTACCACAATAATATCTCTAACTGAACCACCATCCACTAATGATTCCACGTTTGCTGATGCGCTCGCACCTGTGCCGTCACCTGTGATAGTAACATACACAACCGCATTGACCGTGTCATATCCTGACCCACCATTTATGACGTTGATAACATCTATACTGCCCGCACCTGCACTGGTAACTAATGGATTAGGAGTGTTTGAACCCACCTGCACAGGCATCCATTCTTTGTCCATGAATTTTAGTTTTAGACCAGTGTCGATGGTGTACATAAATTTCCATTTGTAACCATCGTCACCTTGGAAGATTCTGTTAGCTGAGTATGTACCAGGTTCAAAGTAAGGTTCTCTTGTTGATGCACCAGCGTTGTTGTTCCACAAACACTTGAAGACCTGGTCGTATTTGTTTTTGACGTAGAATGTTTTAGTTATAAAACCGTTTGCATCTTTAACCAACATATCAACATCGTCACGGAAATAATCATACACTGTGCCTGTAGTCCAGTTCACTCGCTGAATGACTGGTGAAATATCACTTGTCTTAATTTGTTTTGCAACAAAGATATTCTTTTGAATTTGTTTCATTGACTTCAAGTCACCTGTTGGTGTAACAGGATTATTATTGTCTGCCCATGGAGTTGGCTTGGCCAAGAAACAATAGTAAGAATGTATTGGTATTGTAATTGCAGGTGGTACTACTGCAACTGGTGCATAATACAAAAGGTCTATTTGAGAAACCTTTGATGCGCTTGTGAGTATGTTTTTATTTGCCATGATTTATTTATTATGCCTTTGTAATAGATACAAAAGTATTTTGTGTCGTTCCGTCAATACTCATGTATCTTGCCAAAATGGTTGTTGTTGCCGGTATTGTATATGTTGTTGCATTAATTGTTGAATTTAATGCAGAAACTCCGTGTGTAAACACTTGACTTGTTGCAGCAGTATTTGTAATCCATGCAACAACTTCTTTACCTGTTAATAAATCGGATAGTGTAACTACCAATCCAGCGGCAGTCTGAGCACGAACCAATGATTGTGTTGTCATATTAATTGTGATTGCAGTCTGAACACCAGCAAAAACTGTCGGTGTATAAACGAAACCGTTTTTTGGTTCAATTGATCCGGTGGTAATCAGGCTACCATCAAGTGTGCCACTTGCATTTGCTAATGCATTGTTTGCTTTGGTGAAGGCACCATTAGCGAATGATGCACCAGAATTGGCTGTTATGAAAGCACCATTAGCAAATGATGCAGTTGTATTTTGTGATTCGTAAGATGCATTGGCTGTTACAAAAGAACCATTAGCAAAACTAGCAGCTGCATTGGCTGTTTCAAAAGCACCGTTAGCAAAACTAGCAGCTGCATTGGCTGTTACAAAAGCACCGTTAGCAAATGATGCTGTGGTATTTTGTGATTCGTAAGATGCATTGGCTGTTACAAATGCTGCATTGGCAAATGATGCAGTTGTATTTTGTGCAGTATAGGATGAGTTGGCTGTAACAAATGCTGCATTTGCGAATGATGCACCACTATTAGCAGTTACAAAAGCACCGTTAGCAAATGATGCAGTTGTATTTTGTGCTGTATAAGATGAGTTAGCTCTAACAAAAGAACCATTAGCAAATGATGCAGTTGTATTCTGTGATTCGTAAGATGCATTGGCTGTTATGAAGGCACTGTTAGCAAAACTAGCAGCTGCATTGGCTGTTTCAAAAGCACCGTTAGCAAAACTAGCAGCTGCATTGGCTGTTATGAAGGCACCGTTAGCAAATGATGCTGTGGTATTTTGTGAATCATACGATGCATTAGCCGATACAAATGCCGCATTGGCAAATGTTGCACCAGAATTAGCCGATACAAATGCACCATTAGCGAATGATGCTGCCGAATTGGCTGTTATAAAAGCCGCATTAGCAAATAATGAATTTGAGTTTGCCTTATCATAAGAAGAATTGGCTGTAACAAAAGCTCCGTTTGCAAACGATGCGGCACTATTAGCCTGTGCATAACCAGAGTTGGCTCTTGTGAAGGCCGCATTTGCAAAGGTTGCTGTGGTATTTTGAGATGTATAGGATGCATTAGCAGTTACAAAGGCACCGTTAGCGAACGATGCGGTAGTATTCTGTGATTCGTAAGATGCATTGGCTGTAATGAATGATGCATTGGCAAATAATGCACCAGAATTGGCTGCAAGAAATGCACCGTTGGCAAAATTGCCAGCAGAATTTGCAACGCTTGATGGTGTATTTGCCTGTAAGAAAGCCGCCTGTGTTGATGCATCAGACAATTGAGAAATTTGTTCTAATGTATATGAATTGGTGCTGTCTGCTTCCAAGTTCACACCAACAAAAATTGTATTGGCTTTGTTGGTTGTTATACTACCCTGTGTTAATTGCGAAATTTTTACTGTTGACATTGTTTACCCCAATAGGATTGTTTTTCCATCTTCTGTTATTAATGTATCACCATCTTCTGTGGCGAGTTCTGGTATATATGGTAGTCCAGCTGAACCATATATTTGAATTTGATTTGATAATATTGTACTATTTGCAATGAAGGTTCTTTTTACAGCTATATAAGAATTTGTTGTCGAACTCAAATTACTTGTCAAATATATTTTTTTGTTTACATAATCAACTGTGTTAACCACTTTGCTTGAATTGTTATCAACAAGAACAACGTCACCACGATAAACAATATCTCTTATTGGATACACTGGATCACTATAGTTTCCATTGTTCATCAAATCATATAGACCTGTTAGAGATGTAATATTTAGTACGTTTGAACCAGAGTTACCTGTTACCAAGGCAACGTTTGCATAGGTCAACCAAACATTACTTGCAAGTGTAACTGTGCTTGTTGCATTGCTAACCGAAACAATTTCTGAATATACATTTGGTCCATTTTTGGTCTCAATAAGAATGTGTGTATTTGGAGTAAATATTTGTTCTAAGTTTGCACCATTTGTTTGATTGATTTTAATTATGTTGTTACTTTTATTGGTAAAATCTGTTACAATTGTTACCACATTTTCCACATTCATAACAATATAAT